ATACCAGATCGGACATCGACGTCTTGGATCGCTGCCCAAACGCCTGCTTCTTCTCCGGTGCATCGATCCCCGCCTCACGAACCTTGTGTTGAACCTTGTCGGTGTCGAGCACGGTAATGGTGTCGCCATCGGCCACGCCGACCACGCGGCCCACGATGGTTTCGGCAGATGCGCCGGTTGCCGCACAGGCGAGAAGCAGCGCCAATAAATATTTGATCGTAATTTCGCTCATCCTTTCTGATGCACTCCCAAAAGGGATACCCCGACCAAGGCTCAGGCATATTCTTCGTGACGGTCTGATTACTTTACTGGTTACCGACATGACCGTCGAACAAACACTCCCTGAATTGCTGTCACCGCGACAGCGTGCGCGCGAGGCCGCAGAAATCATTGCAGCCGCCATCGCGCGATTGCATTCCACTCGCCCGCGCGACAGCGATATTCACCTTGGCTTCTCGGCACCCGAGCGCGTTCATACAAACCCCTCTACAGAAGGAGTTTGCAAATGAACACACCAACAAGCGGGCAATCACTGGCGGCAACAATCGCCAATCTGCCCAAATTGCCCATGAGTGATCTTTGGGCAATCTGGGACAAATATTTTCCGCGCCGCCCGCCACACCATAACCGCGCCTACGTCGAAGGCCGCGTCGCATACAAGATTCAAGAAGAAGCATTCGGCACGACGTTGGTGGTGCAGACGCAGATGGCGCGCATCGGCGAAGCCCAGTCCGCCATCAAGACGCAGCGCGGCGTTGAGGTACAGGTGGTGCCCGGCACGGTACTGGTGCGGGAATTCGACAGCCGTGAACACCGCGTCACCGCACAGGCGGATGGCTCCTTTGAATACGAGGGCCGCCGTTTCAAGAGTCTCTCCGGTGTCGCCCGCCACATCACCGGCACCCAGTGGTCGGGGCCGCTGTTTTTCGGAATCACCAAGAACAAACCGAAGCGAGGTACCAAATGAACGCCGTCGTGACCAAAAAGCGCTGTGCGGTCTACACCCGTGTTTCCACCGACGAGCGCCTCGACCAGTCCTTCAACTCCCTCGACGCCCAGCGTGAGGCAGGCCAAGCCTACATCGTGAGCCAGCGCGCCGAAGGCTGGTTGCCGGTAGGCGACGACTACGACGACGGCGGCTACTCGGGCGGCAACATGGAGCGACCGGCCTTGAAACGCTTGATGGCCGACATCATCGCCGACCAGATCGACATCGTGGTCGTCTACAAGATCGACCGCCTGACACGCAGCCTGACCGACTTCGCCAAGCTGGTGGACGTCTTCGAGCGCCACAAGGTGTCGTTCGTGTCGGTCACGCAGCAGTTCAACACCACCACGTCGATGGGCAGGCTGATGCTCAACATCCTGCTGTCCTTCGCGCAGTTCGAGCGCGAGGTCACCGGCGAGCGTATCCGCGACAAGATCGCCGCCAGCAAGCGCAAGGGCCTGTGGATGGGCGGTTACACGCCGCTAGGCTACGAAGTCAAAGACCGCAAGCTGATCATCGAGGAAAAAGATGCCGAAACCATCCGGCGCATCTTCACCCGCTTTACGGAAATTCAGTCCATCACCGACATTTCTCGCGAGCTGGCCCTCGAAGGGATCACCACCAAGCCCAACCGCCTCAAGGACGGCAGCGTGCGCAACGGCACGCCGATGGACAAGAAGTATCTTTCGAAGTTGCTGCGCAACCCGATCTACGTCGGCGAAATTCGCCACAAGGGGACGGTGTTTGCCGGACAGCACGAGCCGATCATCCCCCGGCAGTTGTGGGATCGAGTGCAGGCGATTCTGAGCGAGGATGCCCATCAGCGCATGGGTAAGACCCAGACCCGGCACAAGACCGATGCCCTGCTGCGCGGCCTGATGTTCGGTCCGGATGGCGGCAAGTACCACATCACCTACAGCAAAAAGCCCTCCGGCAAGAAATACCGCTACTACATCCCCAAGGCGGACAGCCGCTACGGCTACCGCAGCAGTGCCACCGGAATGATCCCCGCCGACCAGATCGAGGAAGTGGTGGTGAACCTACTGGTTGGCGCACTCCAGTCGCCGGAAAGCATCCAGGGCGTCTGGAACACCGTGCGTGACAAGTACCCCGAGATCGATGAGCCAACCACCGCACTGGCGATGCGTCGCCTCGGCGAGGTCTGGAAGCAGCTTTTTCCTGCCGAGCAGGTACGGCTAGTCAACCTGCTGATCGAGCGCGTTCAGCTCCTCTCCGACGGCGTCGACATCGTTTGGCGGGAATCCGGCTGGCGGGAACTGGCTGGTGAATTACGACCTGACACCCTCGGCGGCGAATTGCTGGAAATGGAGGTGACGCCATGAATCGCTCATCCAAGAAGCTGGTCGGCGACGGAAAACCCCACGAACGCTGCCACCCACTGGAGGGTGGCGGTGTCCGGATCACGACTTTCGTGCCCTTTCATTTCAAGAAACGCGGCATCAAGAAGGTGATCGTCGCCCCGGAAGGCGTCAGCCAGCCGATTGCCGTCACCGATACCCCGGTGCTCACCCCCGAGCAAGATCGCCCGTTCCTCAAGGCGCTGGGGCGCGGCGTCTACTGGCAGCAACTGATCGACAACGGGACGGTGGCCAGCGGCACCGAGATCGCCGAACGCGAGGGCATCCACCGTTCCACGGTTAACGATCTGCTGCGGCTGGCGCTTCTCGCCCCGGACATTGTGCAGGCGGCCTACGAAGGACGGCTGTCTCGAGCGGTGTCCCTGGAAGCCATCCTGCGAGCCAAGGTGCCCTTGGACTGGAATGAGCAACGCCGATTGATCTCGTCACTCGGTTAGCGGAGAGACAGGCAAAAAAAGTTTCCGCTACGCCAAAAGTAGCTGTTGCTACGCCGGATGTAGCGCCTTCCCCGATGAAGGCGTGAAACGGCATCAACGGCTGGTACTGGACTGGCCACCGCTCACGCCTCCATCCCTGAACGGGAAAGGAGCATGGCAATGGCCTATTCAATGGCACTGTCCCCTGGCTTCGGTGGCACACCGGGCCAGCATTCCGGCGTCGGCTTCAGTTCGACGCCCACCCATCACCCATCGGAATTGTCCGAGCGGCGTTTTCTCAGCGAGGTCGAGCTGGCCAATCGCTGGGGCATGTCCCCAAAGACGCTCACGCGCTGGCGCGGCATGGGCCGGGGCCCTGTCTTCAACAAATTTTCGAAGAAGGTGGCCTATCCCCTCGATGGCGAGAACGGCGTGCTCGATTACGAGAAGCGTCACGTCTACGTCTCCACGTCCGAACGCGTGCCGGTTTGAGGAGGATGGCCATGAACGATCTGACCATTTTCCCCGCCGATCTCGCGGCCATGAGCATCGCCCAACTGGCGGCGTTGCCGATCACCGATTTCGTCGATGCCGAGCGCAATGTCGATGAAGCCGTCGCCTACCTCAAGCAACTGCGCAGCAAGCTCGATGCCGCGAAGCTCCAGCGCTACGGCGAGCAGGCTCGTGCTGCGCTGCGTGACTCTGGCCGCGACTTCGGCACCGCCCACGTCAACGACGGCGCGCTGCACGTCAAGTTCGAGCTCCCCAAGAAGGTGACCTGGAGCCAGCCCATTCTCAAGGAGATGGCCGAGCGCATCGTCGCCTCGGGCGACAAGGTCGAGGACTACATCGACATCAAGTTGTCGGTGTCCGAGTCCCGCTACACCAACTGGCCCACGGCGCTGCAGGAGCAGTTCGCCGCCGCCCGCACGGTCGAGGAAGGCAAGCCGACCATCACCCTGACGCTCGATGGGGGTGTGGCATGAGCCTTCCCATCATCTCCGCGAAGCAGCGCATGGCCGAGCGCAAGGGCGTCAAGCTGCTGATGCTCGGCAAGTCCGGCATCGGCAAGACCACCCGGCTCAAAGACCTCGATCCCGCCACCACGTTGTTCATCGACATCGAGGCCGGTGACCTGGCCGTGGCCGACTGGCCGGGCGACACCATCCGTCCGGCATCGTGGCCCGAGAGCCGCGACTTCTTCGTGTTCCTCGCGGGCCCGGACAAGTCGCTGCCGCCGGAGAGCGCGTTCT